GGCAGGAAGATTCTCGGTATATTTGTTTTATATCAAAGGAACCTTAGAGTTGGAAAGACTCCATCCACGATGGGATAGTACCTACGCTCTATGAACTCAATTATGATAACATGAAAACCAATAAAAAAAAAAAAATCATATACTACACAGTGACTCAAGGGAGAAATTGTTTCCCTTGCAGAAAGCTGTTGAAATCTTAAAATGGGTTAACACCCACTTTATTAAATCAAAATCACCGGAAATAAATGAAATTATTTTATTCTGGTGTAACTGTATCAACAAAAAGGTTATCCATAATGGACCGCTTTATGCGATACAGTACTTCAAAACTGTTCGTTTACACGTTACAAGGTACCTCAGTGGATCACCTCTCTTAATCAACAATAACAACGTTAGAGTTGACAAGAAGGGTATCCCTTCCGTGTTAGGTCCAATAAAGGACCTAATTGAGGAGGCTAAGGTAGATGATACACAGGCTAGACTAGTGAACACTCTTCTAATACTCTCGCGAGTAGTGGAAGGTGGACATACTAGTCCGGATTTGAACGCATTAACTCAACCTAATAAATGTCAGGTAGAGAAATACTATCAAGATATTACAGGAGCATTACAATCCCTAGGGATTGAAATGAACCAGCAACCACCCGTGTTCAAAGATTACCATCCATCGACCAAGTCAGGCCCAAACGGGCATGCCTTAGTTACATCAATTAATGATGCATTTGCATGAGAGAGTAACCCACGAGCCCTAAGGCTCAAGGAATCTCTTATAACGATGGCTCAAGACGAGTCTCTGGGCTGGGCTACGGAACTTATTGCTAGTTCCATAGACCTAACCATGTGATCCAAAACTCTTAACTGTAAGGACACCACTAAACTAAGAAAACTTAGCTCAGTACGTGATCCAGAAGCCAAGACAAGGATTATAGCGATCTTAGATTATTGATCGCAAGCCTCCCTTAAACCCCTTCACAATTTTGTCATGAAGAAACTTAAGGACCTACCTGATGATAGAACATATGATCAGAATAGGTGTTTTGAGGGTAATTCCCAATCCAGATACTTCTCATTCGATCTAACTAGTGCAACTGACCGGTTTCCAATAGGATTCCAGGAAATTGTCCTTAGGCAAATCTTCAATGAGAAATACTCAGGAGCATGGGTCCGTCTGATGACGGGCCTTGAGTTCGAGAACCCATGGGGTGAACCTGTTGTTTATTCAGCAGGGCAGCCTATGGGGGCTTATAGCTCATGAGCGGTTTTCGCGTTATCACACCATGTTGTCGTCCACATCGCAGCAAAACGATGCGGAGTCGATCCCAGAGGAAAATACATCCTCTTGGGAGATGATATAGTGATATGAGATGAAGGGATTGCCAAGCAATACCTCCTTATCATGACTGATCTAGAGGTGTCAATCTCAGATCAGAAAACACACATATCAGAACACATGTATGAATTTGCAAAACGTTGGTACCGAAATTCCGTTGAGATCTCAGGTATCCCAATAAAAGGATACTTGGGAGTTCACCAATTTTGATGAAGGGCTATACCAGAAGTGGTAGAGTCCTTTGCCAGGATTGGAGATTCAACACGTATACCGGCCCCGGGTATCTTCTCGGATTTCTTCAAAATCTGAGATTTGCCTCTTAGATTCTCTAAGAGAGCATACGAGGCATCCCTATTGCTATCCTCAGATCAAGATCCAGAGGAACGCAAAGTGAGATGGGGAATTATCTTTAACAAGTTAAGACCCTTTATTCCACGTAGCTGCTCAATATCGCACGAGCATCAAATGATGTACATGCAGATAATGATTGCAAATCTGTTAGCCAGAGATTGAGAAAACGCAGGAATCGAAATCCGAACACATTATGACGAACTTCGTGAGAAGTTCCTTGATGTCATAGAGCGCTCAAAGGATGAAGATTCCTATGTGACTCGCGACCGACTGCTTGGATCGGTACCACCTATGAAGGTGATGTTCCAACAATTTGAGGATATCAGGCATAAGCTTGATGATCTAAGAACTGGAGGATACTCT